TGGATTGCCCTGAAGAGATACTTTATAATCCCCGCTCCGCTGGCCCCTTAGCTCAGTGGTTAGAGCAGGCGACTCATAATCGCTTGGTCGCTGGTTCAAGCCCAGCAGGGGCCACCAAATTTATTCTTTCTATTCAGCAAGTTAGATACCGTTTTCTTAAGGTCTCATTTTATAACTACCTTTAGTGTCGCAAAAGTGTCGCAAAAGTGTCGCACGAGCATCATCGGCTATGATTCTTGGTAAGCACAGGTTGTCACCCAAATCTTGTACGCCACCCAAGGTGAATGTGGTTTAACGATTTTAAGGGCTATTAATGGCTGATCCTTTTTCGACGTTCATTGGTCATCTTGCTAACTTGATATCCTTTAAATCATCACTAAGGTTATTGATTATTGCTGGTTCCATTATTGCCTGTTGGGTTTATATTAGACCTGAGCTAGTCCCATTAAAAATCCCTTCAGAACTGCTGGTTTCCGTAGTTGTAGCTATTGGGTTTTCAATTGGCGCATTGATATCTTCAGTAATTTATTATATTTCCGACCAAATTACTTCCGCTATAAAAAAATTAATACTTAAGAGAAGAGAAAAAAAGAAAGAATTAGAAGATAAAGAAAACTTAGAGATCCTTAATGACGAAAAAAACAGATTACTTATAAATAGTTTTGATGAGTACTCCTATTCGGCCAAAGAAATATTGCTCAAACTGCTTTATAAAGATTGCGCCATACGCATAGAGGATAGTAATGTCTCACATTTCAATGTAGCGTTTATGGGGTTACTTGAAGGAAAAATAATTCTAATCCTAAATCGGATTGATAAAAAAACGTCTTTTTGCACAATCAATCCAATTTATAAAGAAAGTTTATTAAGAATTTATAATGATAAGCATCAGCATGAAGTCAATGAACTTTTCAGTATTAACCCAGAGGGATTAGATAAATTAATATCTTTATTCAAAGAAACCTCATATAGTGAAGATAAACTATTTACAATTGATGATTCTGTTTATTCAAATAGATACAGATACACGCCAGCTATCAAATTTGAAGCCTACTCGGATGATGAATTTGGTGAAGATTGTGATATTCAATTCTACATTGATGACCACCACTTTCCATTCATTGTGGAAAAATGCGGGCCAAAATTAAGAGGTTATATATTGTGCCAACATATAGCGGATTAATGTCAAGATGCATATTGGTGGGTTATGTTCTTCCTACGCATGCATGCCACAGGCTCATTACTGAGTTGTTTAACAGATGTACTGCAAATTCTCTAGCTGTCGCTTAAAACCTTTCTGACCGCTGTGACCGATTTCAGTTAGCTTATAAGCTGCCCCCACCTTGAAACCTCCGCAACCCTTGTCCTGTCTGAGGTTGATGATTAGTCACTTACACCTCATGGAGATCCGCCTGAGATCCAGCAGGCGACCAAAAAATATAATATCCTTTAATTTCAGTTATATGAGAATCAAGAGAGATCCATCTCAGATCCTTAAAACTGAAAATCACTGAAATTCTTTTCACTCTTTTCAGTTGGAGAACTCCGGCAGAAAGCCAGTAGCCGTGCGGGCTGGACATACCGTTTGTAAAAAAATCAAACTGAAAATTTTTATGATGCAAAACCTGCAGGCGGGTGCGGTGTAGCGCCGATTTTGTCTGCCGGACGATTATTTTGCCGTGCTGACGCGCAGCCAGTGCCGCGCTGTGGGGATGATCTGTTTATGGTTGTATGAGTGATGGGCGCGCCTTTGCGTGGCGCATCGTGCGTCTGAGGCGTTCTGGTGACGGGTAATAAAAAACCCGCTGTGATAGCGGGTCAGTGTGCTGACTTACTTGCCGATGACGGGGGAATATTTCGTACTGAGTGCGGCGGCCTGCTGGCCACTCTGTGCGATGGTGCTGCTGTTCGTGGGCTGACCGGTTGACGGGTGCGTATGGCTGGCCATCTGTTCAGCCAGCTGCTGCACTAGTGCCACGGTATCGAGCATCAGCTGGGCCACGTTAATCTTTTCTGAACCAATCCACACCACCGGCGCGATGATTTCCTGACGCGTCCCGGCAATGCTCTGCCGCAGCTGGCCAATTTTTTCAGTCAGTGCCTGACCGACTTTAATCGCAGCGCTGCCGGTGACGTCCGTTTCCGCATTACCGCCCACTGTAATCAGCTGGCTCTGCTGTGTGGCCACGCTGTAATTGCCTGTCGTCACGTGCTGAATTGCTCCGGCCATCAGTGACGCCGTTCCGATCACCGTGGCCCTGTCAGTGGCTTTGACTGTCGTATCCCAGCTGACCAGCTCACGCGTTTCCGTATCGGCTTTAACTTCCCGGCTCATGGACGTTTTACGGATAGCCTGGTCAGTCTGGCGCACCCTGTATCCGACCTTGCCGCAGACGGTGAGTATGTCGGTTAACAGTACCGGGCGGTTTAGCGGAAAGATGGCCGCGTCGTTGTCGCCGGTACAGACCAGCCCGACAACCGCGGTGCTAACGGTGGTGATGGTTCGCGTGTCTTCGTTGATTTCCTCAACGCGCATACCGTGGTGATAATCCTATGACATATGGCGGTACTCCTGTGAAGCGGGTCCGCTATGGTCAAATCTTAGGGAAGGGAAATTATGCTGTTGTCATTGTGTGGCAGCTGACACAACGGGCAAACCTGCTGCCCGCTGACAGTGACTAAAAGAGCCAGCGACCGGCAACGGCTGACTCAATAAACATGCGTATAGTCAGGGGGGCTTTATCCTGCTTTACTGGCGCGCGGTTGAAAAAAGAACGGGTTTTCCAGGGGAAATAAGTGGCGAGCGTAAAACCTGCTGGCTGTACGTTAAAATCACGAAAAAATTTCCCCGATACCTCTGCAATATCTTCTGCTTCAAAAAGTTCCTGCAAAACATCATCGTCACCGATTTCAATCTTTTTTAAAAGAAGCGTGGTTACCAGCGGCAGTTCGCGCAGGATATATTTGCGCACCAGGTCAGGAGTAGTCGTCATATCATTCACCAGATTTTATCCTCCGGCCTCACAATCATGTTATAGCGATGTACGGTGCGAAAACTGATTTGCGCAACATCATTTGCCAGGATAACCCACCCTACAACCGGCACGGCCCTGCCCACAAAGGCTCCCAGATTATTCACCCAGAAAATTTTCAGCCCGCGCAGGCTGAAGGATTTTAAGGTCAGAGTCGGGAGAATGCGCCGCCGGAATTTATAGGACATATGCCTGCGGAAAAAGAGTGACACAACCGACGTGCCTGGCGTTGACGTGAGCGGTTTCCCCGGCACGTCAATATTATTGTTACCGAGAATGATGTTTGCAACGGCTACAATATCCTGCAAGCCCAACTGTTTCTGGGTTTCATCAAGCAGCACCCAGAATAATAATTCCTGCGGTGTCAGGTTCGTCACGCCGTGGTAAAAATAGGTTCCGTTCAGTTGCTCAGTCGTATCCATCGCCTCAGATCCCTCTCATTGGATGGTCAACAAATTTTAACTCTAACATCTGCGTGACAGCTTGTTAATCCATTACCGCTTTGCCCGTCAGACGGGCTTTTCCGGACAACTGATAACAGGCGCGCCCGACACGTCAATGGCATGTACCACCCTGCTGTACTTCATCCAGACACTATGCCGCCATTTGAACGTGTCTCAAAGCACTATGGCTAACCGCATAATGCGTGGGAATTTTCCCGCTGATTGGGTTCTGATCTGTTCTATGGAAACAGGTACTTCGCTGGAGTGGCTAACGTATGGCCGCGGTGATTCAAACATCACAAACGAAGACGTGCCATCAACCAAAATCGAACTCAGAAAAATCACAAATGGGAACTTTTCATCATCTGATTGGGTTGAATATGATGCGCAATTCTACCCTGTGATGTTAAACCTTCTCTGTTATTACATTTTGAGAAGCATAACTACCTGGTTGATATGACCGCCGCAGAGATCACCGATGGGGTATGGCTCATCGAGATTCAGAAGCTCATTAGCGTTAAAGAGCTGTACCGTTTTCCCGGCGGGCGTATTCGCGTTGAGAATGAAAGAGCCTCATTCGAATGTAAAGCAGACGACATCAGGGTCTTGGGCAAAGTCGTTGCACGCACTGAGTATCTATAAAGGCACAGCATGGCGATTAGTAAATTATCCAATGGGAAATGGCAGGCACAAGTTTTCCCAAACGGCCGTGACGGCAAAAGGATACGCCGCCAATTTGCGACGAAAGGCGAAGCACAATCCTATGAGAAGTTCGTAAAAGAGCACGCTCAGGACAAGCCCTGGCAGGGAGAGAAAGCAGATAAGCGGCGGGTAATTGAGCTGGTTGAAGTGTGGTTCAACACGCATGGCATTACGTTGGCGGATGGTGAGAAGCGGCGAACAACAATGGCGTTCGCTTGCGAGGCAATGGGAAACCCACTCGCAACCGAGTTTAACGCGAAAATTTTTGCGTCTTATAGCGAGCAGCGTTTAAGCGGGAAGATCACCCGCTCCAGTCGAGTGAAGACGGTTACGCCGCGTACGGTGAACTTAGAGTTGGCGTATTTCAGGGCGATGTTTAACGAACTACGTCGGTTAGATGAATGGACCGCACCAGTTAGAGAACGTGCGCGGGTTTAAAATCAGTGAATCGGAGATGGCGTATCTCACTATTGAGGAAATTAGAACCCTCCTCGCCGAGTATGAGAAAAGCCGATCTAAAGATCTTACGGCTATTGTGAAAATCTGCCTGGCAACTGGTGCACGATGGAGTGAGGCCGAAGGCTTAAAGGGAAATCAAATTCGCTCAGGTCAAATCATCTACGTGAAAACCAAAGGCAAGAAAAACCGAGCGGTGCCGATAACTGAAAAGCTTCAGGCTGAATTGCCATCGAGTAGGAAAGCGCAACCGCTCTTTGCAACATGCTATTCAGCGTTTAGGAAAGCTTTGCAGCGCGCGGGGATCGAAACACCGGCGGGCCAGTTGACACATGTTTTGCGTCACACCTTTGCTTCACATTTCATGATGAATGGTGGCAATATTCTGGTGCTTCAACGGATATTAGGGCATACGGATATTAAGGGGACGATACGGTATGCACACTTTGCACCTTATCACCTTTCTGAGGCAATGTTGCTTAATCCTCTCAACAAAGTAGAAATTAAAAGGTAAATGTGGTGGAAATTTCAATTTTTACTGCAGTATCAGAATGATACTGCAGTAAATTTAAAAATAAAATGTCTAATATATGAGTACGGCTCTCGATTATACATAGTCATAATTTAGCGATTCAGCATTCATAACTCTTTCTATTCCAGACTCTTGCAACCCCTTTTTTAAAGCCTTTTGAATCAAAGAGAAACTTGGGACTTCAAGAAGATTTCTACCTGAAATCTTTTCTTTTTCACACTTTTTTAAAAGCTCTATTCTTGATACATTAAAAGGGAAGTTATGACTTCTATTGAATCCACGATGTATTAGTAATTTAGAACGTAATGCCAGCGCTCTGTGTACTACCGATAATAACCAACCGTCGAGCTGAAGAAGCTGCTCATCATCATCAACCAGTGGATAAAAACTCATAACTCCTTTAAAGTAAATCCTTCGAGTTCTTCCAGACAAGAAGTCTTTTATCTGACTTTTACTAAGCCCGCCATACATATAACGACGAATTTCACATATAGCGATTAAAAAGTTAATATCCCTATTATTTGCAGGAATAACCTGCCCAGCCAATGATGGTTTCCTAAGCGGTTGAATTAGATTTCTATAAAGTATGTAAGAAATTTGTTTTTTAATTTTATCAATAGACTTTTTCTTTATTGAAACTTTATCAACTGAAAGTGAATAGCCTAAAAAATTCAAGCTTGTTTTTGCTACAATTTCTGATGGAAGCCCTCCCTTGGTTAGCAAGGAAATACCTTCAGATTTTATAGGATTGATTTTAACTCCAGATATTTTAGAAAATTCATTAATCACCCCAAAAGAGTTACATATTTTGGAGTAATCAGGAGACCAAGCGATGGTATCATCAGCATAACGTGAGAATTTAACACCTTCCCTCTCAAAATCCTGATCAAGTTTCCAGCAAGTTAAATTAGCAAGAAAAAGGCTGATTGATGTACCTTGAGGAATACCCACCTTTCTATCTGACAGGAAAGATTTAATTACATAACGTTCTTCCGGACTTATAAAAAACCCGTTAAGAGCAAACTGACCATATAAGAAATCATGAGTTATTGATCCAAAAAAATCAGAAAAATCAAATTCTGCCAAAAATGTTCTCTCATTCCTTCTTAGATCGACAGATATATCTTGAATTGCAAAATGAACATTCCTATCATTTCGATAGGCGTAGGAAAAAGAGCTAAATCTATGTTTGTTTTTAGCTAATAGTCGATTGAAAAATAGTTTCGATATCGCAGCATCAGGTATTTGATATATAGAAACCTGTCGAAAAGTACCATCACCTTTCGATACATATTTGATGTATGGTTCATTAGGCTTATAGCTTCTATTTTCAATCTTATTAGCAATAGACCGAGCTATGCTTTTGGATTTAGCTTTAACATAAAATGGATTGAATTTATTATCATTAGACCAATAATCAGGCGTATGAATTTTCTTATCTGGAACAGAGTCCCCTAACCGCCTTTTATTTCTTTTAAAATTAAGATGCATAACATTATGGTATTCATGGTAACGCTGGATAAGCTTAGTAGCCTCTTCACGAATTACCATTTCGATTTGCTGTTCTAATTTCATAACACCTCAAAACAAAAAAGCCCGAGTTGAACTCGGGCTTTCCCACGGTATAAACCCAAGTAAAAGTAAGTTATCACATGGTTGAACAGGTTTTGACACCTTTTCCCCATCAGTTGTGATTCATCACAACTGAAGACCAATTGTTTCCAACCGGTAGAAGGCAATACCGTTATCCCCATAGGGGAGTGACTACATACTACATAATTACTTAACAATTGCAATAGTCCACTATCAATCCTCAAATTCAAAGAATGAGGGTTTCTAGCAAACGGCTAGGGTAAGTAGTAAAAAAGGCTCTTTTAAAAGATTGTCTCACACGCCACGATACATACTTGACGGTCGCCAAGGCGGTAGCTTTATTGCTTTGCAACAATTGATTTAAGGCATCCCCACAATTTTAGAATTTTTTGGCAGCAAAGTGGCAGCAGAGCGCAACGCTATTCTACGAATTCTGTCTCTATTCGGTCAAAAAAAAAGATTAAAAAAATCATTAAGTTACCAATTTTACTCACTTCAAAATGCGACTCAACATCGCTTGGTCGCTGGTTCAAACCCAGCAGGGGGCCACCAAATCTAAGCTGTTAATTCAGCTGATGAAGACCACTTTGATCCTCATTTTAAAGCTACTGCATGAGTCTTTCAAAACCCCGATAGAACTAACATTAAAGAAGATCCCGACGGATAATCCACGCTCACAAACCATGCACCAGTTGCATTCATGGTTCTCCTGGGTGAAGAAGAGCTTTAAAAAATGAAAGTTCTGTGGAATAGTCCTTCTCATTCAAGTACCTAATGAGACGCCGGATGAAGATATCAAGCCATTAATGAGTAGTAAGCTCCCAGAAATGCTGCGTAAACTCACTGCCATAGCGCGCTATTAGTAGCATTCATATCGATAGCAACCTCTGTATAGTCAGGAGTTTTAACTACCTTCCATTTTCCTCTTTTAATTTTTTTCTAACCTTTG